CGGTGATTTAACATTAGATGATAATGTTATCGTAACTGGCACAATAGACCTAAAAGGTAACATATCAAACTCTGCAGGCGATGTAACAGTAAACGATAATATTGTAGGAACTGGAAATCTAACAATAAATGGTAACACAGTATTAGGTGATTCTAATGCAGACTCAATAACGTGTAATGGTAAACTAACCGCTGTAAATGGATTTGTCAATACAATATTAGATGTATCAACAGCAAATGCACTTGCAGGAATGGGTTTAATCGATGAGGGTGCAGGAGCATACATTTCAGACGGTAATGCAGGCTCAAAATGTTTTGCAGTATTCGACGGAACAAATTGGAAAGTTATCGCATTTGGTAATAACATAAGTTCATCATAAAGGGTATAACAATGGCAAAATGGGCAGAAAAACCAGTATTCGTAGCAGACAAGAATGAACCGATTTGTCCAATACATGTAGATACAGAAATTGCATTAATTAAAGCAGATATGCAAACGATTAAAAGAAGTAACGCGGCATCACACCAACATATAGAACGTGAGATGGAAAAGTTAGACAAGAAGATAGACAAAATAGACAACAGAATTTGGTGGGTATTAGGATTATTGATTGTATCAGTAATGACCCCAATGATTTCAGGATTATTTACGTAACCAACGGTAAAATGGGAGACAACGATGGCAAAAGAAAAGAAGATGGGTCGTCCCGTCAAAGAAATTGATGAAGACCTATTGTATAAGTTAGCACAGATACATTGTACTATGAAAGAAATGGTAGACATTATCGGTGTTTCAGAAGACACGTTAAAACGCAGATATGCGGGACTTATAGACAAAGGGAAAGCAGAAGGCAAAATGCGATTAAGAAGAAAACAAATAGAAGTAGCTATGCAAGGAAATCCAGCACTTCTTATCTTTTTAGGCAAGTCTATGTTGGGGCAATCGGAATCACCGGTAGCAGAACAAGATAAAATACTCCCTTGGTCAGACGATGCCACTGAATAAAGCACAACGGGCAGTTGCTGATTCAGATGCACGTTTTAGAGTGTTAGTAGGTGGGCGCCGTTTAGGCAAAACCTTTCTTGCCATTAGAGAGTTGGCTAGATTTGCAAGACACCCAAACAAAACAGTTTGGTATGTTGCACCAACTTACTCTCAGGCTAAGAATATTGTATGGGAAGATTTACAAAGTAAAATGATAAAACTAGGATGGGCAGATAAAATCAATCAGAACGAACTAAGCATTCGTTTAATTAATGGTAGTAAAATATCATTAAAGGGTTCTGACCGCTATGATACCCTTCGTGGTGCAGGCGTAGATTTTTTAGTTATGGATGAATATGCAGATATGAAAAGAGAAGCATGGGATGTTCTTCGTCCAACGCTATCTGCACAAACACCACCTGGTTCTGCATTATTTTGTGGAACACCCAAGGGCTTTAACCATTTTAAGGACTTGTATGATTACGGACAAACAGATGATGTAGATTGGTCATCGTTTCAGTTTACAAGTGCAGAAGGCGGTAATATCCCAGAAGATGAATTAGAACGTGCAAAAGCAGATATGGATAAACGTCAATATGAACAGGAATATCTAGCCAGCTGGGTTAACGTAAGTGGAAAAATCTACTACAATTTTGACAGAAACAAGCACGTAGCAAAACAAGAATTTGATAAAGATGCACCAATACATATCGGGATCGATTTTAATATTGACCCGATTTCAGGATCGATTTGTCAAATAATTAACGGCAAACTACACCAGTTTGACGAGATTTCAATATACGGTTCAAACACAGAAGAATTAGCACAAGAGATTATGAACCGTTATGATAGAACAAAAGTTATTTGTTACCCAGACCCTGCAGGGCATCAGCGTAAGACCTCAGCTAACGGAAGAACAGATATTACAATTCTACAGCAATACTTTAAAGTAGAAGCAAAAAGAAAACATGACGCAGTACGAGACCGAATAAATGCAGTAAATAGTCTTATGGAAAGTGCAGATGGAACAGTGAGATTTTCAATAGACCCAAATTGTATGAATTCGATTCGTTGTTTAGAGCGTCAAGTTTATAAAGAAGGGACTTCAATCCCTGATAAAGACGGTGGATTTGACCATCAAAACGATTCGCTAGGATATCTTGTGGCTCACATTGCGCCGATAACTAAACCAGTGAGAGCGATACCAAAACCAAAACGATTTACGCACATGTAAAGGAACAGCACTATGGATTATGATAACATTATAAAAAAGCATAATATGTATAAAAAACATATTTACCGTTGGAGATATTATTACGATAGTTACTACGGTGGACAAGATTACCAACAAGGTCAATACCTAAGAAAGTATTTACAAGAAGAAGACGATGGCTATAACGAATACGGCAAACGTATTATGAATACACCATTAGACAATCATTGTCGCTCAGTGGTTGACACGTACAGTTCATTCATCTGGCGAGACTCACCGCAAAGAGAGTTTGGTTCATTAGCAGATAATCCTGCTCTACAACCCTTCTTAAAGGATGCTGACCTAGAGGGTCGGAGTTTTGATGCCGTAATGCGTGAAGGAACTACACTTGCAAATATCTATGGTCATGTGCTGTTGATGTTAGATAAACCAGCAAGTGAGGCTGCCACTCTAGCAGAAGAATTGTCTCAAGGCATCAGACCATATCTTTCAGTTATCACTCCAGAAAACATTATCGATTGGAACTTTACAAGAGCGGCTAATGGTCGTTATATGCTTGACTATCTAAAACTAAAAGAGTTTGAAGATGATAATGTATGTGTTTACCGTGTTTGGGAAAATGACAAAGTAACAGTGTTTGAAGTAAACGAAGACGATTCTGATTACAAGTTAGTAGAACAGTATGACAATCAAATGGGTCATATACCTGCTGTATTCTTGTATGGACAACGTTCACATGAGCGTGGCATAGGTATCTCACAAATAGCCGATGTTGCAGACGTTCAGAAAAGTATCTACAATGAACTATCAGAATTGGAGCAAGTAATCCGTATATCAAATCATCCATCAATCGTGGCTACAGAAGGTGTAGACATGATGGGCGGTGCTGGTTCAGTTATTACGATTGAAAATACAGACATGGATCCGGGACTTAAGCCATACTTACTACAGGCGAACAGCCAATCGATTAGCAGTATTTTAGAATCTCTAAAAACAAAAACTGCAATGATTGACAGAATGGCTAACTTAAGTGCAATGCGTTCAACATCAAAAGCAACAGCAAGTGGTGTATCTCTAAAGATAGAACGTGAGTTATTAAACGTTAAATTAGCACAGATAGCCGATAACTTAGAGATTGCAGAAGAACAGATTTGGCACCATTTCTTACACTTCTACGATTTAGAAGGACACTTTGATGGCGTAATTGATTATCCAGATAACTTTGATATGACTGATACATACACCGAACTAGACTTCTTAATGAAAGCAAGTGCGGCACCAGTATCAAGTAGTCAGTACTCTACAGAGATTGCAAAACAAATTGCACGTATCACAATAGAAGATGAAGAAGCAATGGATACCATTATTAAAGAAATTGAGAATGGTTCACAAGCACCAGAGTTCGGAGCAAACTTAGATGGCGACACAAACACAAATACAGAATCATAGTGATTTAATTGACAGTATCCTAGATGATTTTGACGAGTTTATGGAGAGTGCATCAAAGACACTTGAAAATAAAGTAGCGGCAAGAATACTAGAAACAAATACTGTTGATGAATTATTAGCACTACGCATACCACTAACAGAGGACTACAGAACTTTAGTTAGTGAACGTGTACGTGAATATATTGCTGAATTTGATGCACTTGCAGTAGATAGTATTGCAATGGTAGGTGATGGTGTTACACCATTAGATAATCGTGTAGCCAGTGAATTAAAAGCACAAGCATACGCAAGATTGGACGAAACAACAAATCAAAACAAACAAACAGTTACTACCGAAATAGTTGTAGGTGCTCTTGCAGGCTTAGGTGTTCAACAGATTGCCGTAAATTCCAGACATGCTATTTCAGGGCTTATGATTACTGTAGACGATTTAGAAACAACTCGTTTGCAAAATAGATTAAGAAAACTTAGAGTAG